AAATCAGGGATTTCAAAATCCACCTACTCCTTATAGCGGGGCAACTTTCACTCCAATAACAGGAGGTAGTTTCGATATAACAAATTCAGTGAGCCGAAGCAATTTTATAAATACACAAATTCCGTTTGTCATATCAAGTCTATTAGGAATAATCGGAGGATTAACAGTAGTAAGCAAGACAGAGCTGCAATATGTTGATGATCCCGATTTTGCAGGAGTTAAGTTATGGGAGTTTGTGGTTACAGGCACTTGTAACATATCAATACCCGCCAATCAATTTTATATTTCAGAATATATCTTGTCAGGATTTGATTATGTGATACCCAACAACAACAATACTTGCGGATTAATGTACGATATATGAAAGGAATCCTTACAATAGCAACCAAACACGCTCTATACGGGCGGTACGCATACAATTTAGCCGTATCAGTAAAGGCAAACGCCCCAGAGATACCAATTAGCATCATAGCGGATACCGTTGGCATATCGCACCTGAACCCATCACAGCTATCTATCTTTGACAATATCATTACCCCTGATCCAGATGATTACCACAACGGTAGTAAATGCACACCACTCACCCTAAAATACCACCTGCATAAATACACCCCGTACATCTTCACTATCTTTATGGATGCTGATACGATACTTACTCCAATGGGGAATGTGGGTCAGGTATTCATTAGCCTTCAATCGTATGACTTCACTATTGCGAATCGTGGGGAACAGAAACCCGATAAAGGTGTCAGCCAATGGATAGATACGACTATTCTTTCAGTCCCGTATTGGTATGATATAAGTTCAGAATTTATCTATTTTAAACAGGGGGATGTTAGTAAAGGTATCTTTGAAAGTGCCTTGAAGCATTACAAGGAGGATAAAATACCGATGAAGTCATTTGCAGGGGATAAGCCCGATGAGCCGTACCTGATGATGGGTATGATTGAGCAAGGGGTTAAGCCCCATAAATCACCGTATAAACCATCCTATTGGTATGCAGCGGAGAAATTTGCTAATGCCATGCAAGTAAAGAAAGGCTATCTGATGTTTTCCCTCGGAGGAAAGATAATTCCCCCTCTGCAAAAGAAAATATATGATGAACTTTGCAAAAATGCAACCTATAAATGCGGGCTGAATACTTTTAGTGTTAGCCATAAGATGAGCCAACTGAAAGAGAGAACAGTAATATAATTTATCACCCATGCCTGCTATAACAGAAAAGTTCCTATATCCTTACGTTCAGGAGAAACTACGCCATCCATTCTACGATGTGACAGTCGAGAAGGCTCACGAATTAAACATCCACGCTTCTGGGGAATTTCCTGAAAAGTTGATAGGGGAAAGGCGACCCGCTGAATCGGTAGAGATAAAAGAATACCGTAGAAAGATATTCGTACCGAAAACAAAGCCCGTATTTACTAAGGTGTATAACAGCCTGATGAAGATACCCCGTTCGCCTGACTTCTCCATCATGTTCGATGATGAAACCCCTGCAAAGGTGGCAAAGGGTGAAACGCTAAAGGAGTACATTAATAACAGTATTCCTGTATGGGGATCGGTCAGTAATTGGTATTGGTCAATCGCCTTCAGGCATTACCTGATAGATGCCAATGCTGTTGTATTCACATTGCCTACAAACTTTGATTCACAGGATAACGAGTACTACAAGCCTGTTCCGGTGGTGTTCACATCTGACAGGGTTATCGACTATAAGGAGGGAGAATATTATGTCCTTCTAACCAATGACCGCATACGCTACGAAGAATCAGCCACTACCTTTTCAGATGGGGCGAAGTTCTACGTGGTGCAGAATGATGTGATACAGGCGTACCATTACTATCCATATCGCACCCGACAGTTCGAGGAGGTGATGAACGTACCCAATACTTTAGGGTATATGCCTATCCGTTCCATGCGGGGGATATGTACTGAACAGGGTGAAGGGTTTGCTATGTATGAATCCCGTATTGCGGGAATAGTGCCGATGCTTAATGAGGTACTTCGTGAGTATTCCGATCTTCAGGCGGAGGTCGTGCAGCATATCCACTCTACCATGTGGTCAATACAGCCACAGCAATGTAAGAACTGTAAAGGGAGGGGATCAATACCAAAAGAAAACAGCGCACCGGTTCGATGTGAAGTGTGTAACGGGGTTGGTATTGCCCCTGTCAATCCTTTTGAGTCATTAGCTATTCCTCCTGCAAAGGCGGGAGAACCACAGGCTGTTACTCCTCCGATGGGATATGTGGAGAAGAGTACCGATATTGCAAGGCTTCAAGAAGAGCGGATCAGACAGCATATTTACGATGCCCTTTCCTCAATCGGGATGGAGCATTTAGCAGAAACCCCTTTAGTTCAATCGGGGATAGCAAAAATGTTTGACAGGGATGAACAGTATTCTATGTATCACAGTATTGCTACAGATAGCGTAAGGATTAAATCAGATGTTATTTACGATATTTGTATGTGGAGATATAAAGAATCGATTCAGGACGTAGAAACATTGGAGGCAATGCTTCCCGCTATAACTATCCCTGAACGGTTCGATCTTTTATCGGCTCAAGTCCTTATCGAAGAATTAAAGGGCATGATTGAGGCGAAAGTTGACCCCGCTATCATCAATGCCACTCAAGTTGACCTGACAGAGAAGCGGTTTGCTAATGATCCATACGTGAGGGATACGGTTAAACTCAAACTGAAACTCGATCCATTTGCAGGGGTTACGGAGGAGGCAATATCTTTGCGCAAGACTTTCGGGGTAATTAGCGAGATGGATATGGTCATCAATGCCAATATTAATGAGTTTGTAAATCGTGCCATGCAGGAACATAAGGACTTTGGGGCTATGCCAATACAGGAACAGCAAACCATTATCAAGGCGTATGCAGAGGAAAAGATGGAGGAGATTGAACCCGATGATATGCAGCCCGAAGCACCCGATGAAACCATAGACGAAACCCGAACCGATATTGAAGTATAATGCCAACACCCGATGCCGTAATTGACCAGATTCAGGAACTCTTAGAAAAGAGGGTGAATGACTTTTCCGATGCTATGCCCGCTGTTCAAAGGCAGGCATACAGGGAGGTATTGATTTTAGCGAAGGATTTAGATACGGCAAAGGATGGGACTATTAAACCCACTTTGAAGAATGTCCGCATGATAGCCAAGATTAAACAGCGGTTAAATGAGGTCATTTTAGATGGGAAATATTACAAGGAATTGGAGAAAGTAGTTAAGACCTATGAGCAAATTACTACTTTGCAAAATCAATACTTTACTTTGATGGTGGGGAAGTTTTCGGTTCCCGTAGTCCTTGCCGAAATTCAGAAACAGTCCATTGACATCACCCTTGAATCAATGGGTAAAGAGGGTATGAATGCAGGAGTGATTAATAGGGTGCGGGATATACTCAATAAGAACGTTACCACAGGAGGCAAGATAGATGATTTTGTGGAGGAGGTTAGAATATACCTTAACGATACTCCAGATGGTGATGGGGCTTTAAAGAAGTATTCGAAGCAAATCGTTACCGATGCCCTAAATCAGTATTCGGCACAATACAACCAACTGATAAGTGATGATCTGGGATTCAAGTTTTACAAGTATGTGGGGACATTGGTAGAGGATAGTAGAGAGTTTTGTGTTAAGTTGATAGAAGCTAAAAAGGGATGTATGCCCCTGATTCATGTATCACAATTCCCTGAACTATTAAACGGATTAATTTGTGGTGAACAGATTCACATCAATAAAAAGTCGGGGTTGCCTTCAGGATTAATAAAGGGTACAAACGTATCGAATCTGATAGTTAATCGGGGCGGGTGGCAATGCGGTCATCAGTTCTATGGCAGACCTAAATCGGTAGTCCCGAAAGAACTTTGGGAAAGGTTTGAAAGTTAGTATCTTTGAGGGCTAAACAGAACAAAATGCTAACAGACAAACAAAAGTTCCTGACCGTATGGAGAGATGGTGAGGAGTGGTATGACTTTCCCGAATCGAATGAACAGAACGTCATGGATGCTCTGATGAAAAAGAATCTATCCCAAAGATGTGTTATCCTTCCAAAGGGGGAAGCCCCGCATAAGATGAAAACCATTGAAATCAAAGCACCCGTACAAGTCGCAATACCTGTATCTACACCCAAACCAATTACAGCAACTAAACCAAACACCAAGAAGAAATGAAAGTATCAGAAATCCTCCACACTCAAGCCGAGAGAGTCGGTTTTGATCCCGAAAAACTAAAAGAAATTGTCAGCAATCCCGCCCTTCAGATCGAAGTCCCTAATGAGTTTGTGAACGCCATGAATACGGGACTACTCACTGTTAAGGAGGCGAAGATTAACGGGGAGATTAAAAAGCATTTTACAGGCATTGCCCTGTCATCAATGGACACCACCATTGCCGAAATGATGGATGAATACCAATTGACCGATGATGTAAAGGGTACGATTAAGGGGGAGGAATCCACCTACTCTAAAATCAAACTGTTCACAAAAGCACTCGCAGATTTAAAGGATCAACACGCCTCCGCTGCGGGTGGGGATAAGAAGAAGTTAGTAGATCAGATCAATGATATGAACGGTCAGATTTCAGCCCTTAAAACCCAAATGGCAACGGAGTTATCCGCTACCGAAAACAAGTGGCTCAATAAGTTCATGGACACTTCCATCACTTCGCACTTTGAAAAGTATGATTATGCAATGGAACACGTCCCCGGTAACATTCAGGCAATGACAGCCCGGCAACTCATGGAACAGAAACTTGCTGAAAAGGGAGGAAAGATAAAGTACAATGATGGTAAAATTGCCCTTGTATCTGCTACCGATGATGCCCTACCTTTCACCATTGACAATAAGCCCGTAGAGTTTAACGCCTTTGCGGATTCGATTGTATTCGATAATAAACTTGCAAAGGTTAAGGGCGCACCGGCAACGCCTCCACCAAACACCCCGCCCATCAATAACGGGGCAAACCCTAATAAGATCATCGCCCCCGCTGCTAAAGGTCAGATTCAATCCGCCCTTGCCGATCTTCGTGGTGGCAGTATGTAAGATAGTTGTTAGTACTTTTCTTAAGTTGAGAGAGGGGGCGTAACAGCCCCCTTAATTATTTTATTTGGTTTTTAGGATTTATTTGTATATTTGTCCCATCTCAAGGCAGAGATTCGGGGCGCAATGC